ATCGTCCAAGGATTCTGCCGAGATTTTCTCGCCGAGTGCATGGGTGGACTACACGCCGCCGGAGCAGCAATTGTCCTACATACCTATGACGACATCAACGTTGAAGTGGATTTGGCGAAAGCTGAACGCGCTCGCGCAGCGATGCAGACGATGATGCGTACGCCGCCGGAGTGGGCGAAAGGCTTCCCCTTGTTCGCGGAGTGCAACTTGATGGTGCGCTATGGCAAAGGCTGAGTGGCGTCCTATCCCCGGATGGGGCGATCTGTACGAAGTTTCAGACGATGGTCGCGTGCGTTCTTTGGATCGCACAATAATTGTTCCGAACCCTTGGGGCGCTATCGCACCGCGACGCTACAACGGGCGTGAACTCAAACTGTTCATTACCGGGAAAGGTTATCCGTCCTGCAAACTGTCACGACCTGGACAGCGACCAGTGACGGTGTACTTGCATGAAGCAGTCATGACGGCTTTTGTAGGGCCACGCCCTGTTGACCTTGAAGTGTGCCACGGCAACGGCGTGCCAGGTGACGGTCGGCTTGAGAACCTTAGATACGACACGCGAAGCGCGAACGCTCAAGACACTATCCGTCACAGAAAGGAACGCGCTTGACCAAACTCGAACACGCGCTCGCCCACGCCGCCCGCGGCTTCAAGGTCTTCCCCATTGCACCGGGAAAGAAAGCGCCGCCCTTGCTGAACGGCTGGCCGCAGCGCGCAAGCTCCGACCCGGACACCGTGCGCTCGTACTGGGCCGCGGTGCCGGACGCCAACATCGGCATCCACTGCGATGGTATGGTAGTCATCGACGTGGACGTTAAAAAGGGCGGCGACGAGTCCCTTCAAAAACTGGAGATGATATATGGATTGCCTGACACACTCGTTGCTCGGACTCCTAGTGGTGGCCATCACATCTTTCTACGGCATAGCGATGGCGTCTCAAATACTGTCGAAAAGCTGGGCATGGGCTTGGATGTTCGGAGTACCAACGGTTATGTTCTTGCTGCTGGCAGTAAAAGTAACGCTGGAGACTACGTGTGGGAGTCCGATCTTCCTGTAGCCGACGCCCCCGAATGGCTCGTGCTCAAACTGGGTACGGCCACCGCTCATGTACCGACCGCTAAAGTGGACGTACCGGACGCCCCCGCGCCGGTCGTCGACCGCGCTCTGGAGTGGCTTGCCATGCAGCCCGGCGCCGTCGAGGGGCAGGGCGGCGACGCACATACCTACAAGGTGATCTGCGGCCTGCGCGACCTGGGTGTGTCGGCGATACAGGCATTCGCCGTCCTGCAGGATGGCTGGAACGGGCGCTGCTCGCCGCCTTGGGATCTTGACGACCTGTGGACGAAGACGAACAGTGCCTACAAATATGGGCAGAACGCCCCCGGCGCGAAGGCTGTCACGGCCGCTGACTTCCCTGTAACGCAAGAGTCTGCTGCAGACGAACGCAAGAGTAACGTGTCGGCCGCCATGCGCCTGTCGGAGTTCGCCAGCAGTACACGCAAGGGGCCAGGCTACCTCATAAAAGGGCTGCTCGACCGGGCGTCCTATGCGATGGAGTACGGCTCCCCGGGCGAGGGCAAGACCTTCGTCGCCCTGGACATGGCCTACCACGTTGCGGCAGGCCGCAATTGGATGGACCGCAAGGTTCACCCCGGGGTTGTCTTGTACCTGGCCTACGAGGGTCGGGGCGGACTCACCAAACGGGCGCAGGCGCTGCGCAGGAAATACGGGGATGCGGACGTGCCACTCTACATCGCCGGCGCGTCCTACGACCTGCGTAGCCCGTCTGGCAGGCAGGCACTCGGGCAGCTTATGGGCGAACTGCCAGAAAAGCCCTGTTTGATCGTGATTGACACCTTCGCCCATGCCTTGATGGGGGGTGACGAGAACTCGGCACAGGACGTGGGCGCCTTCAATATCGGCGTTGCCGCCCTGATCGAAGCCACCGGAGCGTGCGTCCTTATCCTGCACCATCCGACCAAGACCGGCAACAGCGCCCGCGGATCTGGCGCCCTGCTCGGCGCCATCGACACGGAACTCGAGATCGTAGACCACCAAGTCCGGTCGACGAAACAGCGGGAAGTAGAACTGGCGCAGCCGATCGGCTTCAAGCTGACGCCGGTCACAGTGGGCATGGACGAAGACGGCGCGGAGATGACGTCCTGTGTTGTAGATTCGGCGCCGGTCAGCAGTCAGCCGACTACCAGACTGCGGGGCAACAACAAGCTCGGCTTCGACATGCTCTGCCGGATGTCGCCGAACAACGAGCCGATCGGCGCGAAGGAATGGGGGGATAAGTGCCGGGAGTTCCTGTCTCCCTCGCGTTTCCGCCAAGCCAAGAGCGCCATGCTGTCGGCTCTGCTCAACTCGGGCATGGTCGTGATGGACGACCTAGAAAGACTAACGAGGAGGATGACATGACGTACTGGTTGCATTTTTATTCACAACGCCAAGTTGGTCGAGAAGACCATCAACTTGCAAATATCGCATCGACCAAATCGCCTGCTACGTTCTTGCTTGGTCTACAAACCAACTACCCTGGCAACGATAATCTGTTGCGCTGGTCGGTGGAGATCACAAAAGCAGAGTTCTTAAAGCTAAAGGATCATCTATGATTACCTACGACTTCTACTGCAGCAACTGTATGCACCTGTTCGAGCGCGCGGTCAAGCTGGACGACCGCGACGACCAGCGGTGTGACGTGTGCGGCATCCTGGCGGTGCGGCAGATGTCCGCGCCCCGGATAAAGATCGCCGGCAAGCCCGTATCCGGCGGCGGGCCGAACAAGTTCACGGCCGACGCACTGCGCATTCCGTTGAAGGATCTACCGAGGGGGTTGAAGGTTTGAACGTCTACCTTCTGGTGTTCGTATCGCTCGCCTACGCCGGCACCGGCCTGTCGTACTTCTGGCACGGTCAGCCGGCGTGGGGAGTCTTCTGGACTTGCTACGCGGTAGCCAACACCGCGTTCATGGTCGCCACGAGCTAGATATCTGACCACTCCGATTCAAGCGGCAAACCGACTCTGCTCGGACAAAACAGGGAACGCCAGCGGTCGAGACTGCGCATAGTACGATCCAGTATCCAGTCGCCACGCCTGGAGATGTCTACGAAGTCGCTGGCAGATAATTTACCCGCCGACAGTTGTATACCGAAAGAGACTACAACCATCGGCCACACCATCTCGAAGAATTGGCGCTCGGCATGGCGTATCTCTATCAGATCGGCCGCTGAGTACATTAGCGCATTCCAAGATCCTTGGCTGCTCGGCCTTTATTTTTGTAGCCGCTCGCATGAGCAGCCTGCGCCTGGCGTACAGCGCCAGCGCGATTCTTGTAGACCTTGCCGTGCTGGCCCCATTGCCAGCCGCCAGGTGCTTTGTGGATCGGCACGTTACTTCGTAACCGAATCCAGCGTATCCAAGGCTTCGGCCGCCATGCGCGCCAGCGCAGCCGGGATCAACTCCGGGGTGGCCGACAGCTTCTTAGCTTCCGCGACGATCTCCGCGCGCTTCACGCCAACGGACGCCGCGAACAACCCAACGTCCAGAATCTTCAACAGCAGAACTTCGGTCATTGTGCGGCCTTTCTTTTCAGGATTTCTTTGTGCAGGGCGGTCAGCCCGGCGTTAATAAGGTCGGCTTCGGTCTTGGCGTCCAGGGCAAAGCCCGCGTCCATCAGTTTTTGCGCGGCGATGATCTTCTTCTCCCAGTCGCGCAGCGTGTCGTAGTACGCGCGCCCTTCGACCTTCGTCATGTAACCGTCTGCGACGTACTCGACCGTCACGTCGGCAACTGACGCGAGCAGGATGTTCGCTTCGTTGATGGCGCTCTGCACGATCTGCTCGGACTTCGACAACTTCTCGGATACCGGCAGATCAGCCGGGGCAACCATCTCTTTCAGCGTGCCGCAGCCGCCGAGCAGCAGCGCCAGGGCCAGTACCAGTGCGCGAATCATTCTGTCTCCATTTCGTCAGGTGTGAGCCAACTCACGATGACTGAAGCGATGGTGCCGAACGCGACGGCGACTTCCGCCGGCACAGCAACGCCGCCCCAAGTGTTGATGGCCCAAACGGTGACCACTGCCGCAGCAGCGCCGACCAGTTGAGCCGAGATTTTCTTACCGTTCATTTTCGTCTCCTTCTAAAATGTTAAGTATATACAACAATACAAGTGTCCACACAAGCGCGGGCACCAAAAGCAAACCGACCAACAGCCTCAGTAAGACCATACCGTCGGGCGGGGCTGCCCCGGTGCGTTCGGCAGGTCGTCCAGATGGATGAACCTGCTCTTGCCTTTCTGCTGCACGCCGATGCCGGTGAAACCACCCGTCACGATCGCCCCGCGCAGCACATGGAATGCTTGCAGATGGCTGACGGCCAGGTCGATGGCGCGCCCGGTCGTGTGCGGCCCGGTCAGTCCCGTTCCGCTGACCTTGGCGTTGTGTGTCGGGCAGCGGGCGGCGCTACTTACGTGCAACGGAAAGCCAACGGCGTCGCGCAAACGTTGCACGCGCTGCATGAAGTCAGGCTGCGGCAGCATCCCGCACCCGCACTTGCAAGCGACTTCGGCCGGCGTAAAGTTCTTGGTGCCGACGAACGTCATACGTATTTCCCTTGCGGTGCCTTCGCGAGCGGCACGCACTCGGCGACGTGCGACACGATCTTGTTCGGCTCGGCGGATGCGTTGTACTCGACGACATTGGCGCGCACGCCGGCCGCTTCGGCCAGGCAGGCTTCCTCAGACGGGAACTGACCCGCGCCGACTTGCGGATCTCCACTCAGAAGTACCAGAACAATCACCAGTGCGTAGCCCATTACTTCCTCCTGTCAGACTTGAAGAACTGCTTTAGCCCGCGGCCAAACCCCTTGCCTGCTTCCAGAACTTCTTTCACAGAACCAGACGAACGCGCCTTGGTTATACCAAGGGCTTTCGAAGCCGAATACATCGGAGCGAAGTACATCGCGGCGGCACCCTGTATGGGATTGCGCGCGGTCACTTCCTCCATGAACTGCCCGTGCTCCTGCGGCGCGATCAAGTCTTGCGCAGCCCGGCCTTTGTTCTCGGGCTTGTTGCGCTCCCTATACATGGCGTACAGGTTGTCGGTGTCGTCAAGATACGGCATGTTTCCTCTTGGGGAACTTCACTTCGTGAACTGGCCCCTTGCTGTACGGGTCGTGCTCGCACGCGAAGTCGATGGCCCCGATCGGCTCGCGTCCGAAGGCCAGGGCCGATGTCGCGTACTCTGCGCCCGAGCCGATAGCGTACGTGTCTTGCTCGATCGCCATCGGCACCAGCGCCTTGTTGAACATGTAAATCTTCTTCTTGCGCGTTACGACCAATAGGTCGGTGTCCGCGTTCTTCAGAATCTTCGGCGGCCAGTGCTCGGTCATGTGCAGCTTCCAGATGTCCGAGATGCCGTACTCGCCTAGCAGGCGCGCGAGGAAGTTCAGTTCCTCAAGATATCCTGCGCCGCCGATCAGATAGTCTTCCTGCGCCTTCTCGCAGACAACATGCGCGAGCTTGACTGTCTTGAAGCCGGGAAAACTGGTGCATTGGCTGTCCGCATAAATCGCCTTACGGGTTGCGATGACGGTTGTCATTGTTCTTTATTCTCCGCTCGATCCATCCGTAAATTTGCATGCAGCCCCACACGATCGCGACAAAGCTGGCGATCGGCGCGAGCCACGATGCAGCCGCGCCGCCGACTATGATTGCCCAATTCACCCAACCAGGTGTGTCTTCGAGAGTCTTTATCATCGCGTCTTCGACTCGACGTAGTCCTTGATTTCCTGCGGCGCGAGCGGGTCTTCGGCAGCCTTAGTGAGCATGGCTTCGATAGCGGCTTCGCGGCGGCTAACGACTACTGGCCTCGGTGCGCGGAATGCAACTAGGTCTGGATGATCATCTGCAACTTCCTCTTGCCGAGGATGGTCGGCATCGTTTACTTGCCGCACTGACCAGCATCCGTAAACTGTTCCGTCTTGTCTGCGTCCGATGAACATTAGTTTCTCCTGGCCCAAGTGAAGCCCATCGTTGAGACAGCGTAGAGATCAACTGTTGCCAAACTAGAGCGGGCAGCGATAGTGCCAGTTGCACTGGTCCTGATACGGAATGCGTGTCCGAAACTGGAAGTAGTGAGACTGCGTATGTTATACAAAGGTGCCGCCGAAGCACTCGGGGCTGCGTCAGTATGATCTGGACAACTAATCCATGTAATCTGACCCGAGGTTGCATCGTCGACAAATACGTTAATGTGTGCCGTTACGGAAAAATTTAGCGGCACCTTCACCGCATCCGTGCGCCGCGAAGTCGTCAGCGTGCTCGCCAAGTTCACGTCCAGAGTCGGCACGTTCCACGACAGTTCAATTCCGCCGCCTTCTGCTTCGTAGGTGGTGAAAGCGACAATCGTGCCGCCAACGCGCTTGAACCAGCCTACTAGCCGTTTGAAGTCGTAGTTCGTCGGCATTGTCGGCGCGGTGCTGGAAAGTGAGAACAGCACATCAACGACACCAGTGTCCGACCTAGCGATCAACCAGATGTAGTAGTCGCTGTTGCCGACAGCGCCGGTATCCAGTCCGCCTGCAGCAGTGCCTACTGCCCATGCCACATCTGACTGCTTGGTGAGCGCGGCGCCGGTCATCCAGTATGCGCCGGTAGCGTCCATCGCGCCGCCCGCGGCTATATCAAGATCGTTCGTTGCATCACCGCTGTTGTTGGCATACGTCAGGCCGTAGATGCCTTTGTTAAGCGCCGCCACGTATGCTAGTTTGCTCGTCTCGGCTGCGCGCGACATAAGCACCGTGCCGGCGACGCCGACCGCTTTTATGGCTGGCGTGTCAGCAGCCGTAGCAACAAGGATGTCGCCAGCAGCGTCAAATATTGTGTCCAGAACAGCTTCGGCGTTGCTCGGTACGTCAAGCGTAGTGCGCGCTGCCGCGGCGGTGGCATCGTCTAGCAATGTAAGAGCGAACGCAGTAGTCAGCGCCAAGTCCAATGCAGTGGCGGTGTAGTTCTGTAGCTCGTCGCCGGCACTGCTCCATCCGATAAGCGCACTGGCTTCCGGCGTCGGCAGTTCGGTTGATGCGCTGGAGATGTCGCTGTCGGCCAGCTTAAAGGACCGCTCTATCTTGGCATCCAGTTGCTGCGCGATCATCGTCAGCTTGTCGAATGCGTCTTCCTGCACTTCGGCGTCCGATGCGTCGTTATTCACCAGGTCTGTTGCCTGCGTGATCGCCATCGTTCGCACGATGACGAGCGTCTGCAGGGAAGTCGGCGCGGTCAGCATCGTAACGGTGCCGGTCGAGCCAGCCCCGCCGCTAACGGTATAATGCGTGGTGATGGTCTGGAGCGTGGCGACGCCGGTGGCGGTGACGACGAGATAGACTTCCAGGTCGCTCTCGTCGAAGAAGACAACGGGCGACGTGGCGAAGGCTACCGTGGCGTCATCGCCAGTGTATTCTTTGCGGTTCAGTGCTGAACTTACGGTCATGTTTTCCCCTACTTACAGTGTATCATTCGGACTGCGCGTCCGTCGTCTGCTTTATGATTTCATTAACTATTTTCTCGCGCAGTTTTACCCGCTCGGGTTCTCCGGGCGGGAGTGCGGCGTACTTGCCCTGTTTGCGCGCACCCTCGATAACCTTCTTGTAGACTTGGGCTTTCGCAAAGTCCGGCATGGTGTTCCATATCGGGCCATTCACGATCGGACTGAGGATCGTCATCGCGGCCTTTCCAGCAACCTGCTTCTCGATGTCGCGCTGCTCCTGCGTCAACTCGATGCGCTGTTCTGTCGGGTTGAACGGTCCCTTCTCGTAGACGAACTTCGGCGCATCCGAGATGGCGACCTGCAGGCGCATCGCTTCGGTCTTGACTTTGTCGTGACTGGCTGTGGTCACGGCGACCGGCAGAGTGGCGAACCATTTGTCGTTCGGAATCTTCTCGCCCCACACGTCGCGCTTGGGCAGCAACTTCTCGCGCAGGAACGGAAGCTGCGACTGAATGGCCTGCAGCACGCCATCGACTTCGCGCTTGTCCGGGTCCAACGTGGCGACGGTTTGACCGACGATCTTCGGCACGAGCGAACTGGCGTACTGCTCCAGAAAGTTCTCGCCGTAGCGCGTCGGATCTGTCACAGAGTTCATGGCGTTCGATACACCCGACATATACGTCGTGCTCACCGTGGCGTTGCCGAACACTAGCACCAGCATACCGGCAATCTTCGCGCGGTCTTCCGGGTCTTTCGTGGCAACGAGCAGTTCGTGCAGATCAGCGGCCAAGCCGATGACCTTAGCGACTGGCTCCATGCGCTGATAGCTGTAGTACTTGCCGTTGATAAGGAAGCTGTACGCCTGCCATCCAGCGCCAGCCTTTGTCTTGCGCTGCTCGGGGTCCAGCAAGCCGCCGCCGGTGATAAGTCCGTCTTGCGCCGCTTGGTATGACGCTACGGCCAAGCCGGTGCCGACCGCAACCCGCGCGAGCGCCCTATTGCGCCGTTCGCCCCCGGCCGCGAAGTCGTCGCGCCAACGGCCTGACAGGAAGTTCAGCCCCGGCGTGTGCTGCATGGCCCACGACACAAGGTTGACCGGCGTGCGGAAAAACGGGACGATGAAGCCGACAGGGTGCCCGGCCATCGCGCGCTGCACCGTCTCCAGCCGCGGGCCAAGGCGCTGTGCGAACACAGCCTCTGCGCCAGCTTCCTGCACGCGCTTGATGGCTTCCTGTCCGGCCTTCTCAGACAGCCCGGACTCGGGCTTTTCGGTGTATTCGACGATCTTGGCGCGGCCCTCGGCGGTGTCCGGGTGGAAACCTTCCTTGGTCACGCGATCGACCGCCATGATGTGCGCTTCCGCGCGCTCGCCTAGCGTGCGGAACAGCGCGTCTTCGACCTGCAGCGCGCGAAAGGGGATGCGGATGATGTCGCCCTTCTTCCCCTCGATGGCCTTGCGATACACGTCGGCTTTCTCAAGGTGCTCGCCTTTCTGGCGCCACACTTCGGCAGCGACCTTCAACGAGTCCACTGCGCCCATCTGCAGGCCGTAGAGTGGCGCGAACGCGCGGGCTTTGTACTGCGACCACGACAGCGGATCGCCCCGGGCGGCACGCCCTGCGGCAGTCATCGTCGCGGCCAGGGTCGTCTCCGGCAGTTCGACAATCCACTTCGTCGTGTTGCCCATTATGTTCGCAAGGTGTGTCTGCGGGCCAGACAGGATGGCCGCCTTCCAGCCTTCCAGGAATTTCTCCATCGTGGTCGCGCTGCTGTAGGCGTCCGCGAGTTTCTGCATCTGCGCCGGGTCTTTCAGGCCGGCGGCAATGTCGGCGATGTCCTGCAGACTACCCTTGCGCTCGGCCGCCTTCAGCAACGTCTCGGCTTCGCCAAGGAACGACGGGTCGCGCTTCATGGCACGGAATATCTGCAGCGCGCGGCCGGCTTCTGCGCCCACGCCTTCCATCTCGGCCTTCACCATCGACAGGCGCTCGAGCGATGCCAAGGCTTCGAGCTTCGCCATCGGTGAGAGTTCGGCTTCCGGGATACCGCGGATCTTGTCGAGTGCACGAACGGCATCGTTCGTGGCTCCGCGCAACAGGTGCGCGCGGGCGTAGATGCCGGCCGCGTTGTCGGCTTGGCCTACGATGCGCTCGGCCACGTCGCCGGACGTAATCATGCGCAGCCCCTCGGCGGCGGTCTGTTTGTTCGGCACGACGCCTCGGGTCTGCTGCACGATCTCGCGCTGATACAGGTTCGTCACCGCGCGCAGCACGCCCTTGGCTGTGTTGCTGTCGGCGATGTACTCGTACTTGACTGGGTCGGCGATCGGCGGCTCGCCCAGTTTGGGCGGCTCGGTGTCGCCAGCCATCTGCCTGCGGATCATCTCCGGGCGCGGGTCGGCGTCGAGACTGGCCTTGACGCGTTCCTCGAGCGCGAGCTTTTCGTACGCGGGCGGGAGTTCTTTCGTCTCGCCCTTGATGTAGGCTTCGAGCGCCGGGTCTTTCTTCGCGTCGCCGACGATGGCCGCCGGGTGCTTGCCGGTCTGGACGTACACGTCATGCAGCCCCTTGGCGGCAGACATCGCGCCCTTCATGCCGGCGAGCAGGATGGCGTTGTCCATGAAGTCCTGCCAAGTCGGCATGTGCTGCTCGACCGCGGCGGACGTGGCGGTCAGCGCCGCAAGCTCGGTGCCGAACGTCGCAGTACCTGCCACGACCTTGCCGGCGGGCGCCACGAACGGGGCTACGAAGCGCCCGGCACCGACGGTAACGCCGCCGATGACAGCGCCCTTGCCGCCGCCGATCATCGCGGCCTTGGCGATTTCCCACACCCCGGCCCACGACGTTGCATAGTTGTTTGAATAGGCTTCGACCAAGGCTTCGCGCAAGGCCAGCGGGGCGGCGAAACCACCCATGCCGGCGCCTACGGCGGCCCCTACAACGTTGCCGACGACCGGGACTGCTGTACCCGCAGCCCCGCCGGCTGCCATGCCGCCCAGCGCGCCTGCGACGGACAGAGGCAGGTCGGCAGCCATACCAGCAGCGCCCGCAGCAATGCGGTGATACCAGGGGGCGTCTTCGGTGAGTTGCTGATCCGGCAACTTGCCCTCGATCGCCAGTCCGGTTGCGCTGGACTTCAGACCCAACATGATGGCATCACCGATGTCCTGGACGCGCTTCGGCTCGGGCACGACAATGCCTGGCTCGAAGTCAGACCACGGACCTATTTCACTCTGGTAGTCTTCCCAAGGACCGGCCATTACCTGATCTTCCCGCTCGACTCGCGCTTGTTACCTTCTTCAACCGGCACCGGCGTATAGTTTTCCTTTTTGCTCCGATCGCCGCCTTTGTAAATCCACCACTTACCGTCTTTCTGTATTCTGGTGCCAGGTGCCATGTCGGTGCTACTGGCCTTGATGCCCTTTATGTACCGCTGCAAGGCTGCGTCGATAGATTGCTGAATGAACTGACGCGAACCGACATATTGCTTACTGCCTGCGTCGAACACTTCGTTCGGGTCCATCTTGCTACGGCGCAGATTGTTCATGCGATCGTACACGCGCCCTTGGTAGTCCATTTGAATCTCAGCCACAAGTGCCGGCTGCGCCGTGAACTGCGGGTCTTGCGACAGCGCCGTCCCTACAGTCTGCATGAGCGAGCCGAGCCGTGAACCGATGGTGCGGTTGTTCGGGTCTTTCATCTCCGCAACCATCTGCAGCAGTGTTGTGCCGTCCTGCGTATTGAGTGCTCCTTTCGCTACTGCGTCCAGGATAGGATCGCCGACGAAGATGCGAGTCGGGTTGCCTTCCTCGGCGTGGATGCGCAGGAACAGGTTGCGCATGACGAGCGGGTCAGATTTGTTCGCGCCTTCTTTTAGTTCCTTCGTGCGCTGTTCCATGAGGCCGATCAAGTGCTCGCGGGTGGGCGCCATAAGGTCCGGGTTGTCCATGACCTTGTTCCACATGCCCGACTCACCCTTCATGATGCCCTTGAACATCTCGTCGCGGGCTTCCTCGTTGCGCTCGACGCGCTGCTCGCGCAAAAGCTCGCGCTGGTGATTCTCGTCAGCGCGCTTGGCGCGAATGGTCGTGTCGGCCTGACCGATAGCCTGGCGGCGCGCTTCCGGGGAAAGGCTCCACGCCCCCGCTTCCAGCTTGGTCTTTGTGGCTTCCGGGTCGATGCGGGCAGACGCCATCGCAGCCGCTACGTTCAATTCCAGCGTCAAGTCCTGGCTGATAGCCGAGCGCAGTTCCGGCGACACGCGATTGAGCGTTCGAACGAAGTCATCCACGCTGCGCTCTGCCACCGGCAGATACAGCGGGTTGCCCTGCAGCAACGTCGCGGCGCTGTTCAGGAAGTTCGTTGCGTCCAGCTTGGCGTCCGCCCCGGCGCGGCGCACGAAGATTGTATTCGCCTGTTCGTCGAACATCATGTTCGTGTTCGCCGAATACACAGCAAGTTGATCGTGGCCGTTTGGCGTGACGAAGCCTTCGCCGACCTTGCTCAGTTCGTCGTCCATCTCCTGCCGAATCTTCTCCAGGTCTTCGCTGGAGTTGGCAGCCTCGTCTAGCCGCTTCGAGTACTTGGCGCGGATCTCGGTCGTGCGGACCAGCGCCGTGCGAGCTTCGGACGCTTCTACGTCGTTGTAGACCTTCTGCCCGGCCTGCGCTACATTGCCAAGCGCAGCCCCGATGTCGGCGCCGAAGTCTTGCGCGGATGCGCGGCGTCCGCCGTATTGGGGCAGTCCGCCAAGAGGTGCGTCATATGTAGGTAGCTTCGGCACGTTATGCCCTGTTCAAAGTGAAGTCGCTGTTGTAGGCGCTGCGCGAGCCGCTGCCGGCGCGAGTGCCTGCCGCGCCGAGCAAAGACGCCCCGGCTGACAGATAGCCCGCGGTCATGGCATTGCTGCCGCTGGCGCGCTCCAGCCCTGCTGTGCTTTCATAACCGGCAGCTTTGATTTGACCGGAGCGGATGATGTACTGCTTCTGCCGCTCGCCTTCCGCCGCCACGTCGCCGATAACGTCTAACACGCTGCCTTCGTCGCCGGCACCGCCGCTCTTGCCCTGCGCGGCGCGAATGGCGCCAAGTCGCAAGTAGTTGTCGCGGTCCTGTTGCTGTGCCAGCATCTTGGCTTCCTGGCGCGCGATCTCCGCGTTGCCCTCGGCCAGCTTGGCGTTGTACTTGCCCATCGCGCGGGCGCTGTAGCCCTGCATGATGGCGCCGACGGCAGAGACGCCGGCGACGATGTACGGGATGAACGGAATTGCGGCTGCCATCAGTTGTGCCTCACATAGGAAGTGTGGTCTTCGCCTTCAGGACCGTACGCCTTCATGACGTACGTCTCCACGTTAAAACCCAGCATCCGCGCCCAGCGATGGCCGATGTCGAAGTCGCAGCGCACGGTCAGTTCGATGCGCCCCTTTATCTTCGACAGAGCCTCGCGCACGCGACGCGTGATAAAGAGCATGTGCTGCGCAGAATCCCTGTTCAAATACGCCCACGCGATCGTGCGCCCGGGCCACTGCTCGATAAACCCGGCGCAGGCTATCGGCTCGCCGTCGCACACGCCGGTCCACGAGCCGCATCGCTCCAGATACTCGAGCGTCAGGTCGTCGAGCGCATGGCCTTTGCCGCCCGGCGCCACGCCTGTGGACTCCAGCCACGCCAGGTGCCAGCGTTTGAACGGCACTACTCGCAGGTCATGTGTCATCGGATACGTCGAATTGTGGCATTACGGCCAGTACCTGCGCCGGGAATGGGCCGTCGGCGCGCCAGTACACCTGGCCGAGTCTGTCGTACGTGCCCTCGAATCGCTTGCGCACAACGCCGGTGAACAGCGCCGTGGCGACACCGTAATCCTCGCCCCATGTGCGAACGATAATCTCTGTCAGATTGTCGGCGTCACGGCCATACTTCAAGCCCAGTGTGTCGACGAGCCAGAAGCCGACTCTGCTGATCTTGCGGATCTTGCCCTGCGCCGAGCCGTCCTGTGCGCCGCCTTCGAGCGGCATCGTCTGTCCGTCGCTGTCGTATGCGTAGCCGAGCGTGATGATCGTCGCAGCATTGTCGATCGTGATCTTGCCGTTCGTAACTGTCTCGTTGGGCAGCTTCGCGCCGTCGGCATAGACGCTAACTGTCTCGCCCTCCAGGTGCCACAGGCCGGTCACTGTGGTCGACGTCGGGGAGTTCAGCACGGTCCAGCCGCAGTCGACGTGGAAGGCGTCTTCTTTCTCGTCGCCGACTTCCCACAGCTTGCTCATATACTCGATGTACCGCTTCGTGCCGCCGTTGATGTACCGCTTAACAACCGCATACAGTTCGTCGCGCGTTCCGTCCGGCGCTACCACTACAGCCAGGCTCTCGACGACCGGAATCAACAGCCCGTCAGCGTCGCTCTGTCCGCCGAGTTCGTGACGGTGCCAGGCTGTTACGTTCTGGTCACGCTCGTACGTGAAGCCGAGCAGCACGCCGTCGCCGCGTACGCCCCACACTACCGCCTGCGGCTGTTCCTGGTACGCCACTTCGTCAACGCTTGGCAGCGTGATATGCTCGGCCAGCAACGTCATGTCCGGCGCCCGGAAGCCGTCAGCCTCGAAGACGTACGCCATTTCGCGCAGCTTGCGGTTGCCGCGTTGTATGAATAGGGTGGCGTTGCCGGCCTGCACCGGCGCTGCGTCCGCGCTGCCGTGATGTGTCGCCGGCTTGGCGCTTATGTTCGTCGGTGTGATAGCTTCAGCGAGCGAGGATGCGCGCACCAACCACTCGCCGCGTGCCGTGCCGGCGAGAAGTCCCTTGTCAGTGCCGGACATCCAGCGCACCGCGTTCACATCGTCTGAGTTGAGTGTGAACGCAACTGCGTTGTCGTCAGCCACGGTGCCGTCGGTCGCGGTCGGGGAGAAGTTGGTATATACCCCACTCTTGGAACCGTCCAGACGCTGCGGGTACAGGGCGGCGCCGGCGAGCCACATCCTATCTTCGTGGAACGTGCCGCAAGACGGGAAGCCGGTCGTGTCCGACCAAATGCCCATGCGCCAATCGAGCTTGGCAGCCGTGCTCGTGAGCGATGCGTGAATCGTCACGGTGACAACCGTCGTGCTAGTCCAAGCGGTGATCTCGACATAACCCCAGGTGCTGCCTTGCTTGATGCGGATCAAGCGCCCTATGTCTGTGGTCTTGAAGCCGGTATTGCTGTTGATGCCGGTCACTGCGGATGCTGTCAACGTCACGCCGGTTCCGACAGCGAAGGCGCTCGGCGTCAGCGTCGTAGTAGTCGTGTTGACAGAGTCATACGGCCCGTCTGTGAACACGATCTCGGTCAGGCTCCACGACAGCGCCGAGACGCGCACGAGTTGCTGCGGCGGGAAGTCCGGGTGCAGGATGTAGAGCGTGTCAGCGGACTGGAACACGCGGACCTGCGCCAAGTCAGCCTCGACGAACGCTGTAGTTACCTCGAATATCTCAGCCACAGTGCCGGCCGACGAGTACGTGTCGTACGCCAGGCTGTTCACGTCGTTGCCGTCGCTGTCTTCCAGTTCGAAGGTGTTTGCACCAGCGTTGACGTTGGAGACGACGAACTCGCGGTTGTTGACCTGCGTCATGCCCACCACACCGGAGATGTAGACTCGGTCGCCGTTGGAATAGTCCGCGCCGCTGTACGTAAGCACAGCCGGGTTCGCTTTGGTGATGGCAGTGATGTCCTGCGCAGTTTGCGTCAGGATACCGTGGTCGGTGAAGAAGCGAATGTATTGCTCCCCGAACTCGAGCACGTAGGTCTGCGTGAGCGAATACTGGAACGGGATAGTGCGTGCGACCTTGCCGTGATGCTTAGCTTGCTGCAGGTATGCCGTGCCAGAGCGGCGCGTCCATGCCCCTTGGGTGAGCGGGATGGCGTTCAGGCAGACGAACAGACCGCTGCCATACTTGTCCAGGTCTTGCCGCCCCAACAGCAGCGACGAAAGCTCGCCGGCATTGAAGCTGTGCTGTGTCTCTGACGCGCGACCCATTACAGCCTCGCGTTGAGCCAGGAGTCTTCCATGAACTCGGCGGCCGGCTTCTCGATCGCGCCGATACGCTTCGCTTCTGCAATAGCGAAGGCGTAGTCGTCCTTCGCGTCGGCCTTCTTGCCAGTACTGCCAGTTACTTCCTGACAGCATTCCACTGCCAGCTTGCTTGCCAGAGCCTCGATGAACAGCGCGTCGAAGAACGTCGGGTCTTCGATGTCGGCGACGTAGCGGATCTCCAGCGGCGAGTCGTCGGCCGTCACGATATACAGTCCCTCGATGCGCCAGTCTACGTGCTGGCCGGTCTCGTCGTCGCGGATCAGCTTCAGGAAGTCGTTGGGCAGCGTGTAGCGGTTCCAGTCGCCCCATGTCGTGTCGGCAGCGTCGGCGGCGATGGATGCGCGGGCGATGGCGAAGCTCCAGTCGTAGCGTCTCAACTCTGCGCGTCGAGTGATGTCGAAGGCCGCGTTCATGGTGCGGGCGTTCGGGCTGTCTTCCGTCAGCGACGCGATACGGTCGGAAGTGCCCAGCTTCTGCAGGGCACGGTTTGCAATTGCCACGTTACTGATTGTCATCGCCTGCCTCGCATCTGAATCATGTGAATCGGTATGAACGAATCCACTGCCTGTATTATTTCCTCAACGAACCCGCCAGCCAGTATGCCGATGTAGCTGCGCCCGACCGCTTGCCGCCATGCCTGGTCCGGCGTTGCATCGGGCGTTACCCCCGCGCCGCTCCAGAAGCGCGCGATGTGCGCTACCGACTTGCGCTTCGCTGCGGTGTCAATCGCCACGGAGTTCCAACACCGCGCGGTCTATCGCCGCGTTGATGTGCCTGCGCTTGGCGCCGGTGGCGCGCTCCATGTGCTTCATCGTCAACAGCCACTTGATGCTGCCGGCCACGGTCTGCTCGTCTGTCATAGCGACAGCCGTGCGCGCCATCGGCATGAGCGCCTGAACTTCCGGGTACCCCGGGGCCAGCCATTCAGCCAGCCTGCGCAACCAGTTTGCCAGCTTAGATCGCATTGCCTTCGCTCTCCGTGTAGGTCGTGCCGTCGTCGGACAGATCCTTTTCCCACTGCGCGACAAGAGCGTCGTCGAAGAACGTCATCTTCGTGGATGTCACCGTGACCTTGTTGCGCAGAGCTTCGTAGAGGAATCCGAGCTTCACGGCCAACGTAGCGGATGCGGCCGGCACGCCGGTCGTCTCTACGTACGAGTCGGTCGCCAGGGCGTCCACTACTTCCGCGTTGACTTCCGCCGCTGACAGGTCGTTCAAGGCTGCGATAGCGGCTGCCACGTCGGATGCATCCGCCGGGTCTGTCGGCAGGGCGTCTGTCTTCGCCTTTATGGCGTCGATCAGCAGATCGAGCCTGCCGCCGTTTACCCAGTCGGTCTGCAGTTCGTTTGTGTCGGCCAGGATAGCGGCAATCTCGGTGTCGAGGAAGTCGTCTATCGTGTTCACTGAAGCCTGCGAGGCAAGAGCAGTCAGCCCTGCGCCGGCCGCACCGATCTCTGCGGTGTCTACCAAGATGGCGTTCGTGTCCGACAGGATGGCAGCGACTTCGGTGTCAATGAAGTCGTCGATCGTGTTCAGACTGGCTTTCAGGTCGCCTGCCGTCTGCGCCGTGTCTGCGACGTGCGTCATGTTTACGTCCGGCACGCCCGCCACGCCCTCGGCGGCCATGATGCGGAATGCCGCGGCGACGAAGCTGACCGTCTGCGCATCGACCGTGATCGCGCTCACAACGACGTGGAACCACGCGCCGACGGTGTAGAAGCCCGCGTCGGTGTTGTCGCCGGTGTCGATACTGAAGCCGTGGATGCCGGTCAGCGCGTCGAAGTCGATGCCGTCGGTGTCGAGCAGCGTATAGCCGGCGTCGGATGCGCGCTGCGTCACGCTGCCGTCTTTGTAAATCTCGATGTCCGTGACGGCGAGGCCGGTCATGGTGATCGACGCGCCGGTGCCACCGTCGAAGGTGTCGAAGAATATCGGGAGCACATCCCCCGAAGGGACCATATAGACTGGATATGACATTTTACCTTCCTAGTACGCCGTGCAGCAGCAAGCCGCCGCGCAAAAGTTTTCCACCGATTAAAGAACCTTCTGGATCTCCACCGGCGGCCGCCGGCGCGAACGTAATCCCCATCGTGTGAATCGTAATGCTGCCGGATGTACCTTCGTCTAGCTCGAACGAGAACACGTCGTCGGCATCGAACGTAACAGTATCCGATGTGTTCTCGTACCACCCCGCCCCACCTGCAGCAGTGATCGTAGTCGTTATGACTGGGGAGCCGTTCTGG